GAAAGTTAGTACTGCTCCTCAACCACTTCAACCAGTGAAAGGTGCAGCACCAGTTTCTAAAGACGTATATGACCCTAATCTAACAACTGCGGAATGGATTGCGTTAAGATCGAAAAAGCGTAGATAATCTACATTATTATTGCCAAACTTTCAAGGAGAAATATATGGCGAATGAGTTACTTACAATTTCAATGATAACGAATGAAGCCGCGATGGTATTGGGCAACAATACCGTTCTAGCCAAGTGCGTAAACCGCGACTACGACCAAGACTTTGGCATCGTGGGTGCGAAAATTGGACAAACTATTAACATTAGACGTCCAGTACGTCCTGTCACTCGTACAGGTCCAGTTGTTGACGTCCAGTCAGCAGTTGAAACATATTCACCACTAGTATTCGGTGATCCAATCGGCGTTGACTACGCTTTCACATCTTCAGAGATGACTTTCTCTATCGATGACTTCTCAAATCGCTTTATCAAGCCAGCAATGGTTGCGATTGCTAACAAAGTTGATTCACTAGGTTTCGATCTAATGAACAAGGTATACAACTTAGTTGGAACACCAGGCACACCACTAACAACATCAACTGCTCGTGATGCTGTTCTAGCAAGTGCTGCTATTCTATATGAAAATCTAGCCCCAGTAGAAGATGGTAACCTACACTTCATCAATGGATCATCATTTAACGCTGTATTATCAGGCTCAAATGCTGCTCTATTCAACCCAACTAAAGAAATCTCTGACATCTATGTTAAGGGTTTCCAGGGTGATTTCGGTGGTTTCCGTCACTATATGGATCAGTTAGTACAAGGTCATCAGAACGGTGTTTATGGTGGTACTCCTCTAGTTAATGGTGCTGGCCAAACTGGTTCTTCACTAGTAACTGATGGTTGGACACCAACTACAACTTCACTAAATGTTGGCGATGTATTCACAATCGCTGGCGTATTCTTAGTGAATGGTCAGACCCGTCAGAACACAGGTATTCTACAAAAGTTCACCGTAACTGCTAAGACTGTTACTTCTGGTGCTGGTGCTTCAACAATTGCTATTTCACCAGCAATCGTTACATCAGGTGGTTTCCAAAATGTAACTAATGCTCCAGCAGACAATGCTGCGATCACAGTTCAAGGTGCTAGCAATGTGTTCTACAGCCAGTCACTAGGTTTCCATCGTGACGCATTCCTACTTGCTAACAAAGAACTAGTTCTTCCAGTTGGCGTAGAGCGTGCTTCATATGGTACTGATCCTACTTCAGGCGTTGGTATTCGTGTTGTACAAATGTATGATGTTCGTTCAGATCAGTTCATCACTCGTTTCGACACCATGATTGCTTGGGCAACACTATACGAGCAACTAGCAGTTCGTTTGGCTACAACCTAATCTTAAGGAGATACATAATGGCCGCACCAAATATTCAAACTAGCAATAACCCACAGTATGTTTCAGGTGGAGAAATGGGAGCAGTAGTTGGTTATTCACCAGATACTACTCTAGGTTTCTATGGTAATGTAGGTGTTACACAAGCAACTATTGCAGCAGTAGCAACAGATGCTAACTCAGCAGTAACACTAAGCAACTCAATCCGCACCATTCTAATTAACACAGGTCTTGCTAAGGCCTAATTAGAGAAAAGAAGCAAGAAAGCCCTGATATCTCACGATATTGGGGTTTTCCTATATGCATAAATACAAACTATGACAACAACAGTACGCGAAATCATCCAAGCAGCAATGAGAAAAGTCTCCATCATTCAGCCAGGTGAAGTGCCTACTGATTCAGATTTTGACATTTCTGTAGAATCTATGAGTGGATTAGTAGATAGTTGGTCTAACGATAGGTTAATGATCTATACGATTAATCCTTACTATTTCGTAGCAGAACCTTCGAAGCAAGAATATACACTAGGACCTGGTGGTGATTGGAATATCGAACGCCCAATGCAAATACAAGAAGCGTATGTTAACTATAACTCGCAAATCACAGGTACTCCAGGCAATTGGATCATCACTAATGTATCAAATACAGCAGCGCTACCAATCGCACAAGCAAATGATTCACAATGGGCAAGTATTCCTATCAAGCAACTAACTGCTGTGTTTCCAACTATCATGTATGATAATGGTAACTATCCTCTTCGTACAATCTATCTGTATCCAGTACCAACACAGTATCAAGTTATAGCACTTTGGTTATGGCAGCCCCTAGATTACTATGATTCAATAGATGATCAGGTAGCATTTCCTCCTGGTTATGAACGCGCACTAATATACAACTTAGCAGTAGAACTTGCACCCGAGTTTGGTAAGTTAGTTCCTGAAGATGTATTAGCAACTGCTATCAATAGCAAAATGACTTTAGCAGCAATCAACAGTTCACCACAAACAATGGGTCACGACCGTTCATTAGCACAAAGTGGAAGTGTTTGGAACTGGATTTACGGCGACACTATTCCAATACCTCGTTAAAAGAGAGAAATAAATGGCTACAACAGTTCGTAAGATTATAACAGGTGCAATGCGATTAATTGGTCTAGTTCAAGCCAATGAAGTGCCTTCCGACGCTGAAATACAAGTTGGATTAAAAGCACTTGATGTTATGATCGATAGTTGGTCTAATGACTCGCTAATGATTTACACTATCAATCCATATTACTTTACAGCAATATCAAACAAACAAGATTATACACTAGGACCTGGTGGTGATTGGAATATTATTCGTCCCATGCAAATAGAACAAGCATATGTTGATTGGCAAACAGATACTGGTGGTGGTACAGAAGTAGTATCGCTACCTATTTCAATAGCAAATGACTCGCAGTGGTCAAGTATTGTAGTCAAATACATTACTACGCAGTTTCCAACTATTCTATATGATAATGGTAACTATCCATTGCGTAAGATATCGCTGTATCCTATTCCCAATCAAACAATAACTATCGTACTTTGGTTATGGCAACCTCTGCTCACATTTCAAAGTTTAGATGCTGAGGTATCGTTCCCAAAAGGATATGAGCGAGCAGTAAGATTTAATTTAGCAGTAGAACTAGCACCAGAATATGGCAAAGCAATACCACCAACAGTGGCATCTACTGCTATCGATACTAAAACTACACTTGCTGCTATCAACGCTACTACACAGTTTATGCGTATGGATCCTTCAATGGGACAGCGATCACCAACATACAACTGGTTATATAGCACTACTCTACCTATACCTAGATGATTATGCACGACTTAACACATATTATACCTAATCCTACAAACTATGCCGAATATGTCAGCCAGCGTCGTGCTCGCACAGAAGCAGCCATGTCTAAAAGTAAGCACATTAATGGTAGACAGATAAAAGAAAATAATCTTTCTGTTCGCATGTTATGGGACGCAGGTTATACGCTTGATCCAATCACCGACACAATGATAAAGGAGTAACAATGGAGCAAAAAAACAGATTCCCTGGCTTCGTTGGCCCTTCATATGAAAGTCGTGCAAAGCGATTTGATTGCCAGCGTCTTGTTAATATGTATATAGAGATAGACGAGTCAGGTGGTGGTAAAGGTGGCGAACCAGCAGTGCTTATTTCTACTCCTGGCTTAGAATTCCTACAAACATTAGGCGTAGGTCCTATTCGTGCAACATACACACTATCCAATCAACAACTAACTTATATCATATCTGGTAATGAAGTATATTACATATCAGGTGGTTCAGCGATACCTTCACTAGTAACTGGTAATCTACAAACAAGTAGTGGTCCAATTTCTATTAAAGACAATGGTGTGCAACTTCTATTCGTAGATGGTACTAATGGTTATTACATTACGCTTGGTGATACTGTGCTTAATCTGATTAATGATCCAAACTTCTATCCATCAGATACAGTTACTTACCAAGATGGTTACTTCATCTTAAATGAAAATGGTACTACAAACTTCTTTATCAGTGATCTTTACTCTGTAGATTTCTTACCACTTAATCAAGCAGCAAAAGCAGGTAACAGTGATATTCTTATTGCAGTTATCTCTAACAACCGCGAACTATATTTACTTGGTGCAAATACAACAGAGATATGGTACAATCAAGGTAGTTCAGGCAGCACTCCTTTCGTAAGACAAGATGGTCGTTTCTCTCAAGTAGGATGTGTAGCACCAGCATCAGTTAAAGTACTACAAGAAAGTTTCTTTTGGTTAGGTACTAATGCACAAGGTGGCGGTATCGTTTATATGCTACAAAATGCTATGCCAACTCGCATTTCTACTCACGCGATAGAATACTTGATACAAAGCGCAGGATATTTAGCAGGTGCTACAGCATACTCTTATCAGCAAGAAGGCCACTACTTCTATTGTCTTAACATCCCTGGCTTACCAACTACACTAGTTTATGATTTATCCTCACAACAATGGGGCGAGCGTCAAGATGGTATGGGAACAGAAAGACACTATGGACAAACACATGCACTACTTAATAACGATCATATTATTGGTGACTATAGAAATGGTAATATATATCGCTATAACCTAGATGTTCATACAGATAACGGTGAAGCAGTTCTTAGATTGAGACAAACACCACATGCAAGCGACTCACTGAACAACATCTTTTACAGATTATTTGAGTTAGATTGCCAGTTTGGTACAGGTCTAGTTGATAATGGTACTAATACAGGTAATGCTGTAACTCCTCGTATGATGCTACAAATCTCCAAAGATGGTGGTCAAACATTCCAAAACCCAATCTATGGTCAAGTAGGACAAATAGGCCGTTGGTTAACTCGTTGTCGTTGGCAGCGTCTAGGATATGGTAGAGATTTAGTGTTTAGAGTATATTG